TATCAGCAGGGACTGCGTAAAATGTGGACAAGAAAAACACGATATGACTTCTATTGGCCAGTTTTCCAAGCACTCGGAGAACAAGCAGTACTAAATAAAGAAATCTACGCAACAGGATTGCCAACAGATGAAGAAGTCTTCGGATATCAAGAACGATGGGCAGAATACAGATATCACCCAGCAATGATTACAGGACTATTCAAAAGCACAACAGCAGGAACAATAGATAATTGGCACCTATCACAACACTTCACCGCGTTACCCACGCTTAATAGCCAATTCATCACAGAAAACCCACCGATCCAAAGAGTAGTAGCAGTCGGACCAGAAGCAAACGGTCAAGAATTTATCTGCGATATATTCTTTAGTGGGAAAAAAGTACGACCACTGCCGGTCTACAGTGTACCTGGCATGATCGACCACTTCTAATGTATACAACATTAATAAACGGGTGGAGATTCATCTGGATGATCCACCCTAAAGACAAACACTACATATACACACCTAAAGGAAACAGAAATTACCGTGAAGGTAAATGGTGTAACTATATATACCGAGGTAAATAATCATGGCATGGGCAGCAGCAGCACCATACGCAATCGGAGCATTAGGCTCCGTAGCATCCTCCCTAATAGGAGGTAACGCAGAAAACAAAGGTATAGCAACAGCCAATGAAGCAAACGCACAAGCTACAAGAGAAAATATCGAATTTCAAAAAGAAATGTCTAATACAGCTATACAAAGGAGAGTTAACGATCTTAAACAAGCTGGCCTTAATCCTATGCTCGCCTACCAACAAGGAGGGGCGAGTGCACCAACAGGTGCGGTTGCACACTATGAAAATGAGAAAGCGGGTACTGCCAACAGTGCTAGCCAAATTGCTGGCACTCTTATCAGCACCATGAATATGGACAAACAAAGAGAACTACTACAAGCACAAGCAGATGCCGCAATCGCAGCAGGAAAACAAGCAAGTGCACAAGCAGCAAACATCTCTGCAGCAACTAAACTTGCAGACGGAATCAGAGACAACCTAATAACACAATCAGGAATAGCAACGGACAAAGCAAGAAACGAAGAACTCATGACGCAATACGAAACAGAAATTAGCGCCATGAACAAACAAACCGCACAGCGGACACTAGAATGGACCATTGACAATGCAAAAATGGACTGGCAGAACAGAAAATCAGATCAAGAATTTGAAAAATCACCCGTAGGTCGAATAATCAACATGCTAGGAGACGCAGCCGGCGTAGCCGGACCAATCGCAAGCATAATCAGAATGTTCCTACCACATACAGAAACAACAGACCATTCCGGTGGATACTCAGACGTAACACACACAGACAGTAAAGGTAGAACAAGTCAAACAACGACGGACCACGGCCCGTCAACACGTACAACCAGGAGACGCTAAAATGTTTATCAGAAACGCATACAACTATGACCGGAAGAAAGCAAGCTTAGACACCGGCCTAAAATGCACAGATAAAACAAGAACAAGACAATCAGACGCAAAGGACGCTGATATTAACGAAATAGTACGCCGATTCGGCGTAACCAAAGAACTCCCCCAGGGAGTAAGACCCATCATGTATGGGGATTTTGCTGAAGTCTTTGACTTCCAAACAGCGCAAAATAGCATCATAGATGCCAAAAAGACATTTATGCAGATACCTGCAAAAATAAGAGACAGATTTAATAACGACCCGCAAAAATTCATGGAATTCTGCGTAGACAAGGAAAACCTTGACGAAATGAGAAAATTAGGATTAGCTATACCGGCAAAAGAAATACCACCGGTATTAGAAACTAAACCAACAGAGGAAAAGAAATCATGATGAAAACATGGGTAGTAAGCTACACAGCAGTTAAAAAGAACGGCGTAATCAAAAAAGGACAACAAGCCTTTTTCGTGGATAACGACGTTAAAGCCCGTCAAAGCATGATGGAATTCATGCTCATGACGGAACCGACCACCCCTTACAAAATCGATAGAATCGAAGAATTCAAGATCGAATCCGGGGAGGTCAAGCCGGTCAAACCCTGACCGGCGAAAGGGAAAGAGTGACCCCAATACGGTGTCACTCAGCACAGATACAAACAAGAAAGAATCTGTGCTATCCAAGGTTGCCCACCGGCCAAGAGGGGGGTTTAATAGACCCCCCTTTAAGAGGCCCGTGGACAACCGAGTTAACCAAAAATTGAGGAAAGAGAAATGAAAAGACACAGCGTTAACAAATCAAGAGGCGCCAAAGGCTTCAAGGCCGACACCCATCGCACCAAGGCGATCAACGTCAGCCCCGCCCCCATGAGGGGCGGAATACGCCTGTAATGCAGCATGAGCTGCTACAGGCCCTTGAAAGCATATCGAGCCCTTCGGGGCTCGATCCACTTCAAGAACCCAGGACCCGCATCAACGCTGTTAGAGCTTCCCTGCGGAAGCTGCGTTGGATGCAGGATCGATCAATCACAGGAATGGGCGATCAGATGTGTACACGAAGCGCAAATGCACAAAGAAAATTGCGCTATTACATTGACACATAACGACGAAACCGTAACAACAAACCTAAACCATAAAATATTTCAGAATTTTATGAAAAGATACCGGAAAAAATTTCCGGAAAAAAAAATCACGATGTTCATGTGTGGAGAATATGGAGACAAAGAAAATAGACCACACTATCATGCAATAATATTTGGACACGGATTTCACGAAGACCGTGAATATCACGGACAAAGCCCCAGCGGACAAACAATGTACACGTCCACTACATTAACAAGAATATGGGGACAAGGACACGCCATTATACAAGAAGCGAATTACGGCATGGCCGCCTACATCGCAAGATACGTAACCAAGAAGCTTACACAAAAGAAAGACGAGGACATCACCTATGATATTAGAACGGGTGAAATTATGGACAGAACACCTGAATACGGTGAAATGTCAACTGGGAAAGCTATTGGTGTGGAGTGGTTGCGTAAGTATCGGAGCGATCTTACTAACACTAATACTCTTATACTTGACGGGAAACCTGTAAGAATACCCAGAGCGTATAAGAAATGGCTCAAAGAAAATGCAGAGCAAGAATATAAAGAATTAAGAAAAGAAAGTATTGACAAAGCAAAAAAGAACAAAGATAATAACNCTGTCGAAAGATTAAAAATACGTGAACAAATAACACAACTGAAACTAGACAGGAAAAAGAGAGAACTAATATGATTAAACAAGTATGCGCAGTCAGAGACAGAGCCGCGGATGCATTCGGACAACCCATGTTCGTACCGAACAAAGGAATTGCAATCCGAAGCTTCATCGATGAAATCAACCGCGCAGAACAAACAAACCAACTCTACATGCATCCCGAGGACTTCGACCTCTATGCATTAGGAGAATATGACGACAACACAGGAGAAATCAAAAGCCTTACTAGGCCACTACAAATTGCCATTGGCAAAGACGTAAAAACAGACAAGTAAACAAGGCCCCGCAAGGGGCCTAACTCATTGGAGACAAAACAATGTTCAGGAACAAATCAGTAGATAGCCACAGCTTCGCAATGATTCCACGAAGCGACGTGCCACGAAGCTCGTTTCCACTCGCAACAGGACACAAAACAACAATGAATTCAGCAGACCTGGTCCCAATCTTCGTAGACGAAGTATTACCAGGAGACACATTCAATATCCATCACACAATATTTGCGCGCATGGCGACGCCAATATTTCCAATTATGGATAATCTATATATAGACACATTCTATTTTTTCGTGCCCAATAGACTCGTTTGGGACAACTGGCAAAAATTCATGGGAGAACAAGAGAATCCAAACGATTCCATCGACTACCTAGTACCAATGGGAACAACAACAGGAGCAAACCCATTAAGTCTACATGACTACATGGGAATACCTACAATCGGACAAGTAGAACCAGGCGGAGTAGTAGCATTTTCATGCTTACCATTCAGAGCCTACTACAGTATCTGGAACTCATGGTTTAGAGACGAAAATCTACAAGACTCACTGGTATATGAAAAAGGAGACACCAATAACACATCATTCCAATTACAAAAACGAGGAAAAAGAAAAGATTACTTCACGGCATGCCTGCCGTGGACACAAAAAGGAGAACCGGTAACATTACCACTCGTTGGAAATGCACCAGTCATCACATCAACACCGGCAATAGACACAACCGGAATGTCGGGAATGATATTTAACCGACAAACACCTGGAAACACACCAGCCGGTGCAGGCGCAATGGGAACATTAGCAAACGGAGAAGCGTATTACGGAGGAACGGGACCGGCATTTGTAGATGCCTTAATACCCGCAAACCTATACGCAGATCTAAGCGAAGTAACAAGCACAACAATCAATGCATTACGACAAGCATTTCAAATCCAAAAATTACTGGAGAAAGACGCCCGTGGCGGAACTAGATACACAGAACTACTTAGACAACACTTCGGCGTCACTAGCCCTGACGCTAGACTGCAAAGACCCGAATACCTGGGAGGAGGTTCAACGCCTATCAGCATTAATCCAGTGGCACAAACTTCAGGAAGTCCGGGCGCAGCAGGGTATACAGACACTCCACAAGGAAATCTCGCTGCTTTCGGGACTGTTGTTGCTCGCAACGGATTCAGCCAGAGCTTCACAGAACATGGAATTATAATTGGACTCGCAAGCATAAGAGCAG